TGCGGTGTCAACATTTCCCAATGCCCCTACCGTTGCAGCAGCCAGACAAGAAACTGTTGTAATCGCTGAATACTTGTTGAGGTCCCCGGAAACGCCAACCTGCATTACCGCCGTTGTGTCCCCGCTGAAACCCTCGGGAATGACAGCCTTCCACCCGATAACGATGGTATTAGCCGGGAGATCGGAATCAAAGTCGATATATCCCGTAGCGTCCTCATTATCGGTGAAATCAGCAATTGCAAGGGTCTGACTAACGAGCTTGTTCAAGAAAACTTCGCTGCACTTTCTGTAGGCATGGGCGTTGTTTACATTCACAGTGTCGTATTGCCCGACTATTCCAGACATTTAGCTGCCCTCCGTCTTGTACCCCTTAGCGCATGGCAGGGACGGGATATCCATAAGGCCCCCGCCCTGCCTGCTCTGCCAAGAGGGGTGTTATTAGCTCGGCTCAGTCAGGTTGGTATGCCTGACGTGCATTTGCCTGTTTGTGCAAAACAGGTTCCCTCTCCATCGGGTGTTGGCCGTGATAGTATCCGGCTGGCCTCCCTCTTTCTTTGCCACCCATTCAGGCGTGGTGAAATTGTAGTCCTTATGGGACCTGAGATAGAGGAAGTTGAGGTTTAAGGCATCTAAGACACCCGCTGAGTAATACGGATCAGCCACGATAGGCGCCCCCTTGTGGAGGATGTTGTCCCAGCCGGCCTCTACCATGGCCCCTTCCTTATACCGCTGTTGCGGATGGAGAGACCTTTCATAGCCGTCTACAAGGACCTCCGTAGTACAGCAAAAGTTCGGCCTGGTTCCTGCATACCCGCCGAATCCCGGCTGACGGAAAATCTTCTGCATTACCGCAAAGCTGATGGCTTCGGCATCAGTGATGACGTTGGCCTTCCACTGCGGCATATCATCCTCAGCGATGGAGCCGTACTCGGTTGACGTGGTGGTGTTGAACAGATCGCCAAGGCCGTTGATGGAATCATCATCCGCAGCAGCAGCGATCACCTGCTGGGCCATATCAACCCGAACAGCCTTCTTGATGTTCGCCATATACAGCTTGGTGAGCCGGACAACAGCTTCATCCCCGCTGTTCTGGGTAAGATCATCGAGGTTCAGAGTGTTGGCCCCGTAGGCGCCAGCCCACCGGAACCTGGCGGCATCCACCAGCTTCTTTTTGGACTGTTCAATAACGGTGTCCTTACCGTAGGACCCATGGTGAGAGAGCTGGTATTCGAGAGCGACCTTAACCATCAGGCCCCCATCAACGGTCTCACCGGGCTGAATCTCCCAATTACCCAGGCGGATAGCCTTGTCCATGAGTTTCCACAACAGGGCGGAGGCCTTGTTGAGGATGTCCTCGGGCTCCACCTGAAGCCAATAGTATTCAGTTGCTGCGTTTAGCTGGTCTATCAATCCCATGATATGCACCTCCTATGCGTACATTTTTTGCGTGACACCAGCGCATAGGGGGCCGTTAATCGTGTTAAGCTCCCTTGGCCCTTCTAAGGGCTTCGAGCATGCCCTTGTCCAGGTCTGCGCCCGTCACTTTGGTTTGTTTTGTCTGTTGCCCGCTCGGGCTTTGTCCTTTGGTTACGACCGTTTCCGTTATGTCTTCACCCTTTTTCAGGGCGAGTAGCCGTTCTTTCTCTTCGAGTTCCGCCTGAAGCCTGGCCTTCTCCGCCATGGCGTCGTCCCGCTGAATCTCCCGGTATGCGACCATAGGGTCGCTCATCCCGGTGGGATCTTTCGCCATGTACTCTTGGATGCGCTGCTGCATTTCAGGGGTGTTGAAGTCCGGGTTTTCCCGGTAAAACTCCTCCTGCATCTTCTGGATGTCCCGCTCCTCCAGGACCTTCTGAAATTCGGCCTGGGCCGCTGTAAGGGCCTCCTGCTTGGCCTGTTGCGCTACCAGATCGAGGGACTTCTGATGGAGCTTGGCGAAGGTAGCTCCGTAATCCGGTTCGTCCGGGTCCAGTTGCGCCATTTCATCCTGGATCTTCGCTATCTCTTTGGAGTAGTCAGGGCCTTGAGGCTTACCGCTCTCTTGCCTCTTCCCTGATGCGGCGGGCTGTTGCTGGCTGGTCAACGTCTGAAGCTGTTGCTGGAAAAAGTCAGTCTGCTTACGGAGCAAACCAAGTTCGTTCCCTTGCCTGTCAAGCAGTTCCTTCATGCTTGCAAACCCTTTTTCAGCTTCCTCTTTCGTCTTCCAATCCCCCAGGTACGTTTCTCCTCCCTGCTGTCCTCCCTGGGTGCCCCCAGTCTGTTGTTCCCCGCCTTTCGGCTCAGGTTGTGCGTTGGCGTTTATCGTTTTTGACATCACTTCTCTCCTTCCCGGGCCGCTGCAATTCGGGTTGCCCTCCCCTGTGGAGGCCCTACACAAACGGTTGTCCCGAGGTCTAAAGGGTGAAAAACAAAAAAAGCCCGGATTGCGTGGCACCCCACAGGGGGATGTTCTCCACTCAATCCGGGCTTCGGTTAATCTCCGATCTGTATCGGAGGTACTAAAGAATCCGGGTTACAGGTTTTCGGTTGTCGTGACCTTCGGTTTACCTCTTAGTCCACCCTGGTTCACATCGAACCTGATAGTCAGGCTCCCGGTGGGCTTCTGGTCAAGCCATTCGGTCAATCTCACCCTTATCCTTTCAAGGATGACGTCAATAGCCGCCTTCTTAGGGTTGAATTGGCTATCCTGCCGCAATGATGTTCCTCTCCTTGAGATAGCGGTTGTACTCCTGCCTGGTCTCAATCGGTCTTTCGTGATCCGGTTGGAGGACTTTCCTTGCCGAAGCTAACCATGGCACATCAACCCCGCTATCGCAGAACGCGCCACCGTGCCCGACGGCGATGATCTTCACGGCTGGTTCCTCGCAGACAGGGCACCGAACACTTTCCGGGCACTTGTCAACGGGAAAAACCATCTCATGCCGTTTGCCGCACCCAACACATTCAAAATCGTAAAGGGGCATCTCAATTCACCTTCATTATCGGGTTAGGCGGCATTACCGCCCCCGGCCTGATGATCCTTGAGGGTTCAACCTTGCTATTCGCCTTGTTAGCGTAATGGCTCGCTAAGGCCTTCAAGCCGCCTGCAAGCATGTCAAAGACGATCTCCGGGTGGTCTATGGGGCCATGGACATTCACCGCCCCATTATCGAGCACGTTGATGTTGAGGGTTGCCCGCACGTTCACAGGGGAGGCCCCGTTGACGGCCTCCCGTTCCTTCTGTTTCCTTAACTGCTTTACTTTCTTCTCGCTCATCCTGTTTATCCTCCCTTCCTATTATTACATCATTGATCTGCCTGCCGCCCTTGACGCCGCCGAGATAGCAGCCGTCGGGGGTGCAGCAGCGCCGCCTTGGCCTCGGTTAATGCCTTGCCCTGGGCCGCCCTGGGGCGTAAGCAGGGCGTTTTTCAATGCCATGGCCTCCTCTTGAGACATACCCGCCTCAACCAGGATGGTTAACGCTTCATCCAACCTGGTCTCGCCCATGCGCTCTATTATCCGGCGGTGATCGGGGAAATTGATAGCTTCGAGTAGGGCTTGCCTGTCTATGGCGTTCATCTGGTAAAGCGCCTGCGCCATCTCCTGTATCTGGAGCGATGTCCTTGGCGTTGTGGACCCTGCTTCGACAACGTAGGAGAATCGCCGGTCAACAAAATCGGTTGCACGGAACAGCACCGGCTCATCATCAATTTCCATGATCTCGTTTTCGGTATGGTAGTTCTGCCATAGACCTATGGCCCACCGGCTCCGCTGTTCGGCGATATAGTCGATGCTGGTTGTCTTGGCCTTCATGAGGACCTGGTTTCGTTCCTGCAACGCTATGATGGCCGCTGCCGCCGTTATCTGCTTAGGGGCCTGGCCCCTGTCAGCATCCTCAATCTGATACACCCGATCAAACATCTTGATGATAAGCTCTAAGACCTGGAAGAATGTCGCCGGCAGGTTAGGCACCTGCATAAACTCAATGCGGGCGTTAGGGGTTGTGGGCATTAGAACCAGGCGACCCGCCTTGGTCAGCGAGTTTTCAATCATGGCCCTGGTTATACCGCAGTTCTTTTGAATAATGAGGGGAGGCGTTATAACATTGATAACGTAAGAGATAAGCTTTGTGATGATCTTGTTGATCTTAACGATCAGGTCCCCCACCTGTTCAGCGGCGGAAAAACCCCATATCGAGATCAGGTCACGGTAACTGTTGGCCGTTATGACCGGGAACCGGCCCCATGGATGCGTATTCCGGGCCAGGTCTTCCGGCATTTCAGGGTTGATATTTGGATTTGGCGTATCTGCCAACACCATGAACGTGCTACTTGCCCCGCTTGAGGCCCGCTTACCGCCCGCCTTGGATCGCACGATGGTTACACGCCTAACACCATCCCTATACACCGGGACCTTACGCTTGACCTGGTAGAACATTTCCTTGCCGTCGTTACCGAATACGGGGTTTCCGTCATCGTCAACAATCGGCTCCTCGAATTTCTCCTGCTTTTTCCGGTAATCCCTTAGCCACACCTCGATTACCAGACACCGGCTAATAGCCTTATCCGATGGCATCCGGTCGGTTCGGCCCACCCGGTACATGGGATCAGCGTAATTCCCTATGCTCTGCCGTGACACCTCATAGTTGTCAGCCTTGTAACGCTCCCGCTCCAGGCCTAACAGTTCATAAGCGTCATCTTCTGCAACCCCTGTGACGCCATACTTAGCTTCGACCTTATCCACGAAATCCAGGTACGCAAAACAGACGTAAGGGGGGTCTGTCGCCAGGTCCTCCCATAAGCCAGGGGCAGGGAAGAACGCAAACGGGTCCGTGAGCATGACGTCCGGGTTGTGCCGGTCCGTGTCCCATACCGGTTTTTCAATGGTGATCCCGTATATCTCCATAGCCCGGGCCGTAGCCCTGGTCTTGGCCTGCTGGTTAGAGTCCTTCCACCAGGTTTTGAGTTTCTTGGTGAAGAGGTCCTCCACCCCATCGTTTCGGCCATCGAGATCCACCACCTCGCCTGTGGGGTTCCGGGCCGTGATGTTGCTGACCGTTCTTTCGACATTCGCAAAGTACAGATTGACAGGGGTGTCCCTGGTCTGGACCTGCTTAGGCATATCAATCTTACGGCCCCGGTACAGGGCATAGTTGGTCAGGAAATCGGCGGGCTTATTCAGGCGGTCCTTCTCAACCCTGGCTATCTCGAACAGATTGTAGCAGAACGAGGCGACATCCTTATGGCCCTTGGGCGGAACATTCTCCAAGGTCCATCCGTCTTCAAGTTTGATATCAACGGGCATTCGCTAACCTCTTTTGCACCCGGCGGGTTTTCGTTTGTTGGACCTTAGCCTTTAATTCTTGCAGCGTAGGGGCATTGTTGCCAGGGAACAGCCCTATAACGTCCTGTGTGAGGCGCTTACGCTTATCGGGGTGAGGCCCATTCGGCTTAATAACAGACAGCTTGCCATCCGGGGCCAGGGGCGCCGCACAGGTAGGACACTCCATCTCAGACCAGGGTATCTCCTCCCCGCCGTCACGTGCCCCGAACTTCCCCCATCCCCACGACGCCCAGGGCTCTATAAGGCGAATCATGCCGCCATGCGCCGGTTTAGTGGCCCTGTACTTACTTGTGGTTTCATGGTGGACAACCCCGCAGCTTGGGCAACGCACCTTCATGATTCAGTCGCCTCCCCGCCTGACAACACGGACAGAAACCGCTCCGTCTTCTTCAATACCTGTTCTTCTGCCTTGGTGGGTTCTCCCGTACCCGTGGGGATTTCTCCCTGATCCTCGATCATATCGGACGATACAGAGAACACCTCTCCTTTAGGCTCGACAAAGAAGCCGCCTGCATCGCCTTGACCGGTCAGCCTCAGCTTCATCGCCCGGAACATCAGCCATGCCCCCAGGACGACAGCGGCAAGCCCGCAGAACCATACGACCACAAAACAGACGACAACCTTCCAGACTCCCATTTACACAGCCTCCTTAACGTTGAAAACGGTATCCCCGGTCCGATCCATCCAGAGGGTTGTGGATAACAGGGTATGCACTATCCCCCCCACCGCCAGGACCGCCGGGTCATCCCGCTGAAACTCCCTGAGCCTCGTTTTAATAATCTCGTTATTCCCTAACCACAACCGACGCTCCAGGCCTCCGGTACGCAATAACGCAGACTTTAGCGCCCGGACGTAGGTGTCAAAGACTCCCTGGGTATAAAAGTCCTCCGGCGGTGTAAGGACAATGGCAAGGTCTGGGTTGCGGTTACGTGACGTAAGGCGTTCATTGTAGAGAGCGAGGGCTGTAAGAAATCGCTCAGGGTCGCCGTACCATGCGGTTAGGAGTTTGCGCTGCACCCCAAACCCATACTTGGCCCGCAACCGAACCGCCTTATAAAGCAGGGTTGGCACATCAAGGTCCTGGTCCTCCTCCAGGAGCACGAACGCTGCATCCCTGGGGTTGTACTCCTTGTCCTCTGGATACGACAGCGGCCTGATAACCCCGACAATGGCGATATAACCCGGCAGACCCAAGGATGTTGCGCTCACCTCCGAAGGCCACCCCAGGCACCCGTAAAGCTCGTGATAGGTGTTGCCGTTGCGCACATCCTCGAACCACCATGGGCGCTCAAGTAAAGGCTGGCCCGTGACAATAGCGTGGTCAAGCCTGGCCTGGTAAACATCCTGGCTGTATGGGTGCTCAACCAGCTTAATAACAGGCTCAATGGCGGTATCCATTCGGGTAATCCTCCGTCATATCCACACCATCGAAAAAGCCCGTATCGTGTCCGGCGAACGTCATACGCAGCGCATCAGCCCGGTTAGGGCTCCTCCCCAGGACCTCCTTAATGTCGTCCTGGCTCATTACAACGATCTTGCCGGTCCCGGTTTCATACGTTGGGCATAGAAGCTCTTCTATCAAATCTTCATCCGGTGGCAGCATTGCGCCGGGATCTGTCCTCAGCCATTCCCGGACCTCCCACCAAAGCTGATCCCGAAGCAGCCGGAAATCTCCCAATTCCGTTGTGAACGTGGGCTTGGAGGCCACCTTAACGCCGACGGCAACGCACCCCATGCGCTGCATGTGCGGGGCGACACCGGCCCCGACGCCGGTTGCATCCACGTAGGCGGTTGCGATCCCTTCGTGTCCCTTGTACCAGGTCACGGCCCTGGCCCCGGTCTCAATCGGATCAACCCCGCTCCACGCCTCGAACGGGGTGAGATAGCCGCCATAGCGCCCCATAGCCACATTGTAATCGTCCCCCATCTCCGCACAATCCAGGCCCATAATGCCCGAGGCCCCAACCGGTGGGGTCTCACCATATTGGCCAACGTAGACGTCATAGCGGGCTCTGGCGGCTGAGATCCACTCCGATGAAATCAACTGGTTGCTTGCCTGGGCCGGATAACGGCCTAAAACCATGTAAGAAAATGCGCTGTTTGTAATCTTCCGCTTGCCGGGCGGGAGCGGCGGGAACATACCCCCGTCAAGGCGCTTACCCTGGACGCCTTCCAGGAACGACGGCAGGGTGAACACGGTATCCTTGTCCTTCGTGTCCCCCTCCTGCAACGGCCTGGTCCAAAGGTTGATCCGTCTAACGGTCGTTTCCCTATCCACGGCGCCGGGGATCACGTTTTTGCCTGTGATTACGTTAGGATGCCGAAATGCCGATAAATGCACAACGTTTGCAGTATGATCCCGTTGCATCCGGTACACGGCCCCGGAAGCGTGCCGGGGGTTGAACATAATCAAAAGGCGGGTTTTGATCCCGCCTGATAGACAACTCTCAGTCCCCCGATAGACCTCATCAGGGATAGCGTCCCCCTCATCGAACACGAACAGAAGATGTTCCTGGTGCTTACCCGAGAACTTGGCCTCCCGCTCCTGTTCCGAGCCGGACGAGGGGATTGTAACGCCCGTAAGGAAATCTTCCGGCCCCCGGCGAATATCCAAATTCTTGATATCGTGCCCGATGAACAGATCAGGGTGATTATGCACCACGGAACCGATCTCGCCCCATAGAATGTTCTTGAGGTTTTCAAGGGGAGGGGCTGCGGCCGTAAATACCTTGGTGTTGGGATGGCAGAGGTAGAACCACAGGGCGACACGGGCGGCGCCGTGGCTTTTGCCCGTAGCGTTTGCGGAGATAGCGACCGTGACCTGGTTGTCCCGGACCGACTCCATCATCGCTATCACATCATCCGTCAGGGTCTCACCCAGGACCTCCGTGCAGAATCCTACGGGCTCCTCCTGGTACGCTGCAAGAGCAATGGGGGATTTCAGGATAGATTGAATAACGCCCGGATCACATTCGTTTGCGATAATCGCCGCAAACTGTTCAGGTGGGGGGAGTGGGACCTGCTGTAATCCGGCGCCTGACATGCTCAGCCTCCCCTCCTCGTGCGTGAAAGGGCGTGAACAACAGATTGTGCGTATTCTTCAGGCAAGGCGCTGAGAATGGCTCTCAGGGCCTCCTCATCAAAACTGTGTTTGATTTTGTCGTTATACATGCCTAAGTGTCGGGCCAGGGAATCCAGGGCCTTGAGTTTGTCAGCGAACTTAATCTTCTTAACGAGGGTAAGGGGATCACCCTCCTTCTTGCCCGGGATCTCGGAAGAATGAAGGCCCGCTATCCCTGCCGCAACGTCCTCCGGGAGGCTTGTAATCTCTCTTAGCCGCCCCTTAGAATCAAAAAACTGCCTTGGATCGAGGAACGCTATCTTAGCGAACTCTCGCAAGACTCTTTCTTGTGTTACCTCTACCTTACGGGCTCTTTCATCCATGACACGCTGGATGGCCTTTGCAATCGCAGGTTTTTGTAGGTTTTCCGCACCTATGGGGTGTGCGGTCTTCTTAGAATACCCAGCCCTTATAGCGGCCTGTGTAGCGTTAAGATCGATAAGGTACTCCCGGACGAACGCCTCCTGCTTGGGTGTGAGCCCCCGCTTGTTCTTACGTCTTCCGCCCTTGTTCTTCTTGATGGCCTTATTAGCAGCCATATCAAACAACCCCTTCCAACTAACGCCCCTCTATCTCTTTTCCGAGGGCCTTTCCTAAGCTCGTAATCTCTTAACCCCGAGCCCTTGTCTTACGCCCTTCTTTCGTAACGGCCCGGCCTTAGACTTAATCCTTCCGAGCCTCTTAGGGGCTTGTCAAGCGGAAAATGCACTTTTCAACCACAAAATAGGGGGTGTTTGTGCATTTTCATGCACAATATCTTGTGGAGGGCAAAAAAAATGAAAAAATTTGGAAAAAAGACTTGACAGACTACGCAAGATGAACGCAACTATCGTTATTATCAAGTAAAATAGCCACGCCATAGCTTAATTCTCCTGAGCGATATACCGGTTATGCCCCCCGTGAGCGATTACCCATGGCTCAGTTACGGGCAAACCCTCAAGCTCACGCCAAGTCTTCCAGAGATGTTGCAGAAAAATCTTACCAGCATACCGCTTTGCCATGTTGTGGATATGTAGCTTCGTGTATTTCTTCCCTTTTTTTCCATTTCCCTTTTCCACAGGCTCGGGGAATTTCGCCTGATAGTACGCTTTTTTCTCATCATACAAGCGACGGTAAAGGCTCTTTTCCGGGTTCTGCTTGATGAAGCTGTCGCTCGCCTTGTAAAGCGTCATCCGTAGAAAGGGGTTCCATGAGATCTTCTGCCCCCTGGCTCGCTTAGGGGCCTCACCGTCCACCACGTCCATGCCACAGTATTTCCACAGGCTACTAACGTACTCAAACCGGCTGATATCCACGATCCCGGCGATAAGCGAGCCAGCCAAGCACGGGCCGACCCCCTTGACCGGCTTGAAAAACTCCTCCCAAATCGGCACACCCCGCAGGAGCTTTGCCACGTCCCGCTTTATGGAGGTTTCCATGGCCTTGAGCATGTCATCAGCCCAATGGTGTAACTCCTCGGCGTGTTCCTCTGGCAACCTCTCTTCCCGGACGAACGCCTTGATCCGCAGTTCCGCCTGTATACGGATCTTTTGGATCGCATAGTAGGTCTCAGTCTTGATCTTCAGTTCTTCTATCATCGCTTTTCCTCCTTTGGCTTTGGTTTGGGGCTCGCAACAAATGGGTGGTCTTCATCGTCATCCTGGCTCGCAACTTTGGTGTGGTTTTCATGCCCGCCCTTGGCTCGCAGCGAGTCCTTGGTTTTCACTTCAACTGTGGCTCGCAAAGTGCCGGTGGTTTTCATGTGCCACTTGGCTCGCAGATATCATGTGGTTTTCACACCCACTTTGGCTCACATGGCTCACCTGGTTTTCACAACGTTTTTGGCTCACGATTGAGTCATGGTTTTCATAAATTCTGTGGCTCGCATTCCTCCCGTGGTTTTCACGTTATCACTGGCTCACAATTTCAATATGGTTTTCATCCTTGCAGTGGCTCACACAGCAGCACTGGTTTTCACTTGATTCATGGCTCGCAAAATCTCCATGGTTTCCATCAAACCTCTGGCTCACACAAGTCATTCGGTTTTCAGCATCGCCTTGGTTCACATAGCCCAGGTGGTTTTCATTTTCTCTCTGGCTCACAAACCCTCACTGGTTTTCATATGCCACTTGGCTCGCATTTCGTCCCTGGTTTTCAAGGCAACTGTGGCTCGCAGAACTACTCTGGTTTTCACCTCGGTTCTGGCTCACAACACCATAGTGGTTTTCATTACAACAATGGATCGCACACACGATGTGGTTTTCACGACTATTTTGGCTCACACCCTTTTCTTGGTTTCCAAGACCCCGTTGGCTCGTAACTCCTACTCCGACACTTCAATTTCCCACCGTGGCCGGTCCGAGTAGAATTTCATAACCCTGGCAGAGACTATCTGTTTATCGTCTTGCCAAAAGATGCCGTTAAGGGAATCCCCGACAAACTTCGCTAAGTTGTCAAAATCCGGCTTCTTGGTCGGTCGGATTTCCCCTTCCCTGGCCTGCCTTTTCTTCTTCTTTGGCCATGACGCTGGTATCGACATATAGGCTGCTATAACAAGTGATATAGGGCCTATTATGGGCTCAGGTGGCGCAAACCGTACCGCCTGCGCCTGAAAATTCTCAACTTGGTCTATGGCCTTCTGGTCGTTGTATTGAATCAGCCTACCATCCCTGGTCCGGGCTGTGCGGTGGCGGGCCTTTGGCCGGGGCTCTCCGAGGACCTCAAAGCGTATCGTCATCCCTACAACCCCACATCCATGTGCCGCCAGATCCGGTCCAGGATCTTCGTCAGCTTCTTCAACTCAATCAATATATCCCGCAAAATGTCCTTTGCAGGGTCCTCTCGTCGATCTTGATACTTCACGCCCATGAATTATCCTCCCCTGGAATGTCCACGTAACAACCGCACTCCTGGCAGACCCACCGGGTTCCCCCTCCTTCTGTGAAATAGAAAATGTCCTGGATAGTCGGCTTGCCGCAGACCTCGCAGTAAGCAGCCCCCTCGGTGTCCGGCTCAGGGTCATACCGCTCATCACCTAACAGTCGTTTGTCAATCATTGTGTCATCCTCCATCGTCAAAATGGAATCTCGTTGTAGTTCCCGGCCGCATCAGCCATATCGTCCAAACTGTCGTATCTCCCGCCGGCCGCCTTCGGTTCGCTATCCTCCTCCCAGGGATCATCCAGGATGAACCCGGCTTCGAGGATCTCCCCGATCGTCATGCGCTTTGGCGGCACAATATTGGCAGGAGGGCCGCTCGGCCTCGTGGGGAATACCCTTCTCCAATTTTCGCAATGCCCGCAGGCGATGGCGTATTCGTAGGGGTAGCCACCCCTCACTTTCCAGGCAACGATTATGCCCGTTGAGTTACAGCGGTCGCAGTCCACCCGTGTTTGCTCCGACGGGATAAATCTATCCCTATGCTGCCGCCTGTATTCCCCGTAGAGACTCTTAACCTCGGCGGGGGTGGGCATGTATTTGCTTGTGTCGATTACCTGGTTGACAATCTCCCCAAAAATCCGATCCGGGATATGGCCCACCCGGTCCCACCAAAGTTCAAGCTGATCCTCCGTGAAATCCCGCTTACGGAACCACCGGGTCAGCGTCCTCATGCTCCTCAAGAAGTCTGTCGAATAGGTCTCCATTTTGACCATCCTCCTTGATTTCATCCTCCCACCGCCCCTCACGGAGCCAGGTGGCGGGGTTAGGGATATAACCTTCCCGCCATTTGCGGGATTTCTTCTGTGTTGCGATTACCTTCAAGAGTTCTTCGATAGAGGGGAGTTCGTTGCGGAGTTTTTTCCAGGCTCGGTAAGCTTCTTTCTTGCCTACTTTTTGGGGGTAGTCTTTCCAGAATCGGAGGAATTTTGACGAATATATATCTTTCTTCTTATCA